TTTTAGAACTCTTCGTCAAACCGAATAGAATCTCCCTCTGTAACCATATGTTTTGAATAGTCCCCGACCCTCTTCTCAAAGAAGTTGGTCTTCCCTTCCAATGAGATGTTCTCCATCCAATCGAAAGGGTTCTTTGCTCCGTAAATAGGTTGTTCCCCAAACTGGGTCATCAAGCGGTCAGCCACAAACTGAATGTACTGGGTCATTTCTTGAGCATCCATACCGATCAACTTGCATGGAAGTGCCTGGGTGATAAACTCGCTCTCCACCTCACAAGCCCATTGAACAATCTTGTGAATATCCTTGGAAGGGCATTTCTCCACAAGATGTGAATAGAGCGTCACTGCAAACTCCTGGTGGAGCCCCTCGTCCCTGGAAATCAGCTCGTTGGAAAAACTGAGTCCAGGCATAAGTCCTCGCTTTTTCAGCCAAAATATAGCACAGAATGAACCCGAGAAGAAGATGCCTTCCACGCAGGCGAATGCTATCAGCCGCTGCGCAAAAGGCGAGTCCTGACTCATCCATGACATTGCCCATTCTGCCTTTTGTTTAACTGCGGGGGAAGTCTCTATGGCTCTAAACAAACTTTCTTTCTCCGTAGGATCTTTCACCAGCTTTTCAATCATCAGCGAGTACGTCTCCGAGTGAATCGACTCGTTAAACGCCTGATATGCATAGAAAGACCGAGCCTCTGCAATTTGAATATCTTTTGAAAAATTCAGGTCAATATTCTCCATAACGATACCGTCACTCGCTGCGAAAAATGCGAGAACCATCTTGATGAAATGGCGCTCGTCGTCATTGAGTTTGTCCCAGTCCTTGATATCAGAGCCAAGATCAATTTCCTCGACGGTCCAAAATGAACCAATTGCTTTCTTATACAATGCCCAAAGATCCGGATACCGTATAGGAAAGGTTGTGAAACGAGAATTTGAAGGAACGAGAAGGGGGTCCTCCATTGTTAACATTACGCGTCATTTTTTTAAGCTCGGTCTACGGGCGCTGGAGTTGCACCGGTGCTTACGTAGGGAATAGGTGGGGTAGCGATTAGTGCTGGGGTGTACTGTGCTTTTGTCGTATAATCTGGTGTAGCGCTATTTGTCATTCCATAAGGAGGAATTCCCATCGGACTCTTTGAACGACAGTCTCCGTTGGAATCCGTACCATTCGTTGAACAACAGTCTGAACCGTATGTTCCGGTGCTCGGCGAGCCGTCGGGTGTACACTGTTCAGGATTTGTTGTAGTTTGTATGGATGACGTGAATCTCCACCACCACATGAACGCTACACACACACCCAAAAGTAATAATATAGTAAAAAACAAGTCCCATGAAAAGCGGGGCTTTGGTTGAATAGGAATTCCTGGTAATGAAACCAAGGGATTATCAATTGGCAAGGTGAAGGTCACCTGTGCCATCTATAATACATAAAGATATTTTTGGTAGTTGGTAATATGGAGGATACAGTCAAACGTATCGCGCTTCGGCTCAAGTTGCGCCACGTGTCTGGAAGTGTCGTACATCATGTGGCTCTTTTGAAGAAAACTCTTGATCAACAGGGAATTGCTTGTGAAATGATCAAGGGTTTTTGTGTAATTACTGAATCCAAGGAGGCGTGCGAACATTATTGGATCCGTCATAAACAGACTGGGTTAAACTTTGACGTAGCCTTTGAAGTTGCCAAGCTCAGGAGCCCCGAGCTGCAATCTCTAAATCCGGTTCTTCTGGAGTCGTGCCCCCCCGGGTTGAACCATTCAGACGAGAAGGAGACGATGATCCGCGAGGAGAATTTCCGTTTGTTTGAACTTTACCAACAAGACCCCAAAGCATTTTGGCGCGAGGCTCCCCGAGACGTGACAAGTTTTCATTACTAAAATCAGTCACTGACTTCCTGGGCGACCCGGTCACGGCTGCTGCCGCCATATTAAGCAAGTTGAATCTTTCCTTCTTTGGTATTTCAGTAAATGCTAAATGATTAGCAATTCTCTTTTCAATAGGATTTCCTTGTTCGAGAGCAGTGTTGAACTCACCGAAACAATCTGTCAAGAAAGCCTGACCGTCTGTAACCCGATTTGCAGGTTCAATACTGAGTTCCTTTGAAATCTTGAGAGCCAGGCGCTTCATGAGGATCGCGGCGCGCAGAGCATTTGTCATCTTCTCAGTAATTTTCATATACAATTGAATCGACCCGAGGACACCAGTCCCGGCTGATAATATAGCATTGAGAACACTCACAAACTCCTGTCTAATAAAGGAATTTAATCCAACTGCTGTTAAAGCATTAATAGAAGAAACAATTAGAATAGGTATATTGAATTTTGTTGAAAGCTGTTGATAATACATGTGATCTTTGCTGTGATGATCATAATATGTATTGCACTGTTGCTCAAGTTTCGTAAGAAACTCCTGTTCGTCAGGGTGCCACCTCATCTCATCAATCGTCATAACATTTGATGACATTATTTTTGTACAATCAATTTTGTTTCAAAATTAAACGCACCCACGGAACAGTTCCTACGGAACTGACTTAAAAAAACTTTGAGTTGCTCTCAACTTCGATAATTTCACTCATTCTCCCAGGGAGTCGACCTCTAATCGACTTGTACACCATATTGAAAATAGGATTGGCGTTTGTGATTCGAATCTTCTCGACGATATTCTTGTCAGGGCGAATATGAGTCAACAGCTCCAGAAGATGGAGTGCCGTATCTGAATTTAGTTTTGAAATTGGTACACCCTTGAGGTTCAACTCAATAATCTCCTTCAGGTTGTGCTGAATAACATAATCATCAAGCTGTTGAATGACTGGGCGAATTTCAGACATGAATTGAACCGTCTCAGCAGGAGTCTTTGGCTGGCGCTGAATATATTTCATACCCAAAAATTCAATGTTTAGGTACTTGCCATTTGGATAAAAGACAAGTAGATCAGACATTTGCTTGAGTTTTTTACGTTCAACTTTTTTAAGACAATCTGGTAATGATTGAAGAGCTTTCTGTAATCACGGGTGCATATCTATTATATGTATTATTTAGTGATTTTCAATTGGTTGGACGTATTTTGTATATTATTTTAGCCTTTTCTATCCTCAAATTCTTCCCAGCCAAAACCAGACTCCTTCTCCAAGCCACCCTTGCTTGGAATGTGTTTGAACTCACAGACGCGTTCCTAAAATTAACAAATTATGATGACGAAGATTATAAATGCACATATACTGCATCAACCTCGAAAAGCGAGAAGACAGACGAAAAACTGCTGGAGTTGAATTCTCCAGAGAAGATCTCGATGTCGAATTCTTCAATGCTACAGATGGACGAATTGACACACCAAGAGGACTCTATGTCAGCCCCTCAGAGTACGGATGTGCAATGAGTCACTCGAGGATATGGAGGGACATAGTTGATAAAGGGTATGAATCAGCTATAGTTTTTGAAGATGACGTGTGCCTAATTACTAATTTTAGATCAAAATTGCTTGAGGTCATGGAGGATGCTCAAGGGTTCAAGTGGGATATTATCCACCTGGGACCTATAATGCCCATATCGAAAGAGAAATGTGTAGATGGACTTACACTTTATGAAGGAAAGTCACTCGGGACTCACGCATATATAATAACTCTCGAGTGTGCTCGTAAGATTTCAGTATTTGACCCAGAACTTCTTCAGGTTCCAGTTGATTTTCAACTCAATAGATTTCCTTTAAAAGTGCTATGTACAGGGGAAGCACTTGCAAAGCAAGAGTCTATGGATAGCGAACCTCTTGTTGGACTCTGGAAGTCAACCTGGAATGGTGATATAGGTATTGATCGGACTTTTGATTTAAATTACCTCATCAGATTCTGTACCAAGCGATTCAGAACACTCATCGTATTCTTCACCGCCATCTTCGTCTGGTTTTTCACTCGGGGTTAGCGTGATCATCTTTCTCATAAAAGGCGGGAGGAATCCCTTGACAGCCTCGATGAATGCAAATACAATAGGGCTATTTGTGTTTGAAATATTGAAGCCATCAAGCAAGATGCAATTCTTTGTGTGCTGGTATACATTCCATGCAATTTTTAAGAATACATGAGGTTTCACGTGTTGAATCTGAACTCCGTCAAGGTTTGTGCTACATACTTGCCTGAGTCCTTTTGTAAGACAAAGTTCCTGAATCTTGTCAATAATTGGATAAAAGTCATCACAAAACTTGTCAGCTTCCTTCAGGTTTCTTGGTTGACACTCTATGAGCTTTTGAATAAAAATTTCTGCATAGAGTATATTGTTATCAAAATCTGGCTTGAATAAGAGCCAAGAACATTCCATCTTCAATTTTCCTATATTATAAAAATACGATAATGTCGCGAAAATATTTGGGAATGGCAAAACTTATGGGCTGATACAACATCCTGAATACAAATCCTGTATTCACGAATTGAACCTGCCGAAGAATATTATCGTCCCGTGTGTATTCAATAACCTCGGTGACTATTTTCATGATGAGTCTGAATCGCTCTATTCTCACGATACCCGCACCTGCTAAATCAGCCTTGATAATCATACCTGCAGATTTCTCACGAATTTCATGAATCATAGGTTTAACATCATCCAGATCTATCCCGTATTCTGGATAATCTTTAACAAAGAGCGTTACATGTGCAATGTTGTCAGAGTCCCAAATACATTTTATAAACTCCATATAACTATATTCAAGGTTTTTGAGTAACAAAAATAACGTATCCACAACCAAATAACACAATTCCTAAAAACATATTTGTAATTACAAATCGTTGTGGACTCGCCGGTCTCTGTTCTATAATAGCGACAGGAACAGGTACGACTGTATGAATAGGTCTGGGAACTGGAAGTTCTGCTCTGCATAAAGGACATTTTGGAAGATAGCACTGTATGTGCAATTGGTTATTACAACATCCCAATTGCACAATAGTTCCCGTGAGAGGTTCCAAACACACTGGACACTCCATTATTATTTATTAATTATTAAAATGCATCAGATGGGGCTCGAACCCATGCGCTCATATGAGCAGCAGATCTTAAGTCTGCCTCCTTAACCAACTCGGACACTGATGCGTAGCGACTCTGGTGGGGTTTGAACCCACAATCTCGGGATGGCATCGGGTGAAACAAAGTTTCTCCCTAGAAGTCCCACGCGATATCCAATTTCGCCACAGAGCCCATGAAACGTGTCCCTGGCGGGGTTCGAACCCGCGGCGTCCAGCTCACCTTTGTCGGAGCGAAACTTGTTCGCTCCTCCGACATAAGACTGGCACTCTAACCAACTGAGTTACAGGGACGTTTGGGGGCTTCCCCCATCTGAACCACCGTTTTTTTCTTTAAGAAGAGTAAGCAATGATTCAACTCGTTAGACTTTCGGCAGTTGCATATGTAGGTTTTCTGAGTTTCGTCTTTGCGTTTTTGCTTTCTCACTGGCTTGACAAGATTACATCAAATCTCGACAAGACAAAAACCAAATGGCGTACGTTCATAGAGGTGGCACTCCAGTTTGCCTTGATAGGTGCACTCATCTACCTTTCCCGTGGGCTCATCAAGAAGATTCCCTTCCCACTCGATGGCGTTTCCGGGTACAACCATAAAACTCTCGGAGAGCTCAAAGCTCTCCCACTCATCGTATTCATCTTTATGTTTTTCCAAGAGAGGACCCAAGACAAGATGAAGTTCCTTATTTCTTCACAGAGCGTCATTCCGACGAAGTTTTCGAGTACTTGAAGCACTCCCATAAGTGATTATGTGTGCGAGGTTTTGAAAGAGCTGAAAACTCGTCGATCGTGTATTCATCGCCCATAGACGTGTTACACTTTGCGCAAATAGGGCGCAAATTGTTAATATCGGTTGCACCTCCTTTACTTTCTGGTACGTTGTGTCCTACATGAAAATTAAAGGGATCCATGACGTTCTCGCACCAGGTCACAAGGCACTTGTGCTTGAACATACGGTCTCCACAATAAAGAAGCCATACCTGCTCACGCAACGCACCTGGAATTTTAGTCTTCATTATTTTAATAAATTTTTAAACCTTTAAGACTTTGAAAAACACATTATGAGTCGTCGCATGAATGTTTTTGGCTCGAGGTTCAGACTGCCCAGCTTCTCATGAAACTCTTGATTTTCACCCTTCCCTTGTATTTTTGAATTTTGATTCAAAATTGCTTCCACCTCAAGACGACTTAGTGTTATGGACCCGAGACGGAAGTCCTCGAATGCCTCGCAGGTCACAGGACACAGGGGCTTGATGAGTTCATATACCTGATTTGCCAGATCCCGAATCTCCTTCTGGGCGTGGTCTTCCATACGAAGCTCCAAAAAGTGAAGAAGGTTATGAAGGTTAATTTTCCAATAAAATTCAGTAAAGGTGCTCTGGGGCAAGTGGGTCCGAGCCAGTTCACGGGAGACTCCCTTCTTGATCATCTCGTCATATGTATGGAAAGCCAGGTCGCACGAAGCCTTTTGCTTGAGCAGCAGCAGTTCTCCCCCCTCGTACGGCTCCTCTCCTCCTTGCCCGCGATTCGTAGACTGCTGACGGAGCTCTTCGGGCAAAAAGTACTCTTCCGGTACGACAGAGTACCGAGCTGACATCTCGTTGACAGAGGCTGTGCGATGACGAAGCCACTGACGCGCTACGAAGATTGGAGCCCGAATATGAAACTTGAATTCAACCATCTCAAACGGCGTCGTGTGCTTGTGGCGCATGAGATAGCGGATGAGCGCGCGGTCATCACTCACGGACTTGGTTCCGGGACCGTACGACACGCGTGCAGCCTGGACGATGGCGGCATCATTCCCCATCGAGTCTACGAGTCGGACCGCCATTTATTTTACTACGTTTCATCTCTTTATAGTCGCGACCAGGAACGCGCCTTGTTTATAGCATATCCCTGGTTTAAAAGTTTTTTAAACTTTTTTTCTATATTGATAGCTCGTTTAGTCGATGGACTGGGGCTCTTCTTTTTTGGGCTTTTCTTCTTCTTGATTGTGAAAAAGACTTTCACACCTTTGAACATTATATAATTAGACGCGATTTTTTCAAATGTGATGCATTTGAAAAAAACGCCCCGAACAGGGATCGAACCTGTGACATTCAGATGAGCTTCGCTTTTCTAACAGTCTGACGCTCTACCGACTGAGCTATCGGGGCAGAGTGAAAGGAAGGTGGCGAGCCTTTCGGGATGCTCGTATGATGCCAGTCATATTTGCAGCCCCCTTTCGAATCTGACCTGCCGGAATCGAACCAGCGACCTAAGGATAATTGACAACCGACTACAGTCCTTCGCTCTACCAATTGAGCTAAGGTCAGGTGAGCAGTTTAGGGAGGTGCTCGGCTCCAGGGAAGGTTCCAGGGAGGATCGAACTCCCATTTCGAGATGCACCCGCTCTCAGAGTCTCATGTACTGACCATTATACTATGGAACCATTACATATTATAGATTTTCTTCACACCCAGAAGATGTCCGCGACATCCGGGACAATTGTCTCTGTCCCGGATTTTTCTCCAACATGGCTCGCATATAGTGTGTCCACAGGGGTCAAAAAATAAGTCAATATTTCGTTCCATACATATAAAACACGTAAATTTTGCGTACCGCTCTGCTTCTGTATTCTCCAACACCTTCTTCATCGCTTCAAACTGCCCCTTGAGTTCCCCACATTGTTTAGTCAGGGCATAGATTCCCTCTTCGGACTCGTAATTGTCTACTACTTCAAGGATTTTCGCCTTTAAGTCGTCAGACGGAATATTGTCTATGAAAACTTTTGCAATTTGCGAACTTTTGTGAATTTTCTCGAGTTCAGCTGTTTTGATTCCCAGGTCTCTCTTGACTTTTGCCAATTTTCGTTTAAAATTACCAAGATTCTGTTCAAACTCTTTCCAGGAGTCGTCAAGTTCACACTCTTCAGCCTGAATATGAAGGGGGGAATCCTGTGGAATTGGTGTAAAATTTCCAAGAGCAAGTTCTAAAAAAGATGTGGCTGGATCAAGGTATGCAAACGATGACATGTCTTTAATAAAAAAAATATCCTTAATTAGTAAATGTTGGGAGATTCCATCCTCGTACTGATTGGTATGCTTCTTATTGTTATGGGTGTCCAGCCCATGTTGGAGACTTCGACTCGTAAAAACTCGGTAGCCATCGTGAACTCGATGATCCTCGTCTTGATGGGAATCTTCATTGTGTTTTACTGGAACAGCATAGTACCCTCTTGAACCAGGACACCTTGGCTTTCTTCAAGAATTTTAAAACAGAATTAAAAAGCTCAGAGTGTATGAATTTTAAAACGTCTGTTCGCAGCTCTTCAGGAAAGGATGCGTCGTCGATTACCATACACAAAATCTTCATCATATTTTCATCAGACAAGTCGTGTGTTAAAAGATATTCAATCAGGTGAAGAACTGTATCATACTCGTCATGCTTAATGGTCTTGAACACACGTTCATTAAGTATTTCATTTGTTCTGTCAAGTATACTCGATACGTTTGAACCGGGCATAGATACAGACACCGCCTTGACGAGCTCAGGACCAGACAGATTCTCCATTTTTATATCTGTACATTATAAATGTCTGCAATTGACACAACTTTCATGGTTCTCCTTCTTATGCTGTTAATCGCCCTGTCAGCTACCAATTTCGCACAGGCTCGGACCAACATGAAGACTCAGTATCAGAACTACTTTGGTCTCATTTACCTAATCTCTGTTGTATTTTTGCTTATTTCAGGATATCGGAGTTTTTCCTCAAAGTATTAAAAACAAAATCAGTTGAATAGAAAATGTCACTCATAGGACATATCGATGGTGTCTGGATTTCTAAAGCAGAACATCTCGAACAAATTATGATTCGAATCGCTGAAAGGTGTGGGTTCACAGTTGTGTCCCGAGCTTTTCACCAATTTGAGCCTCACGGTGCCAGCGGAGTTCTCTTACTTAACAAGAGTCATTTTAGCGCTCACACGTATCCTGACCAAAACAGAGTCTACATAGATGTCTTTTGCTCTTCAGACTTTTGTTCATATGTCATCGAGGAGGAATTTTCGGCACTTAACGGGACTTGGAAAGTAATTTCAAGAGTCACGTAATTTAAACTTTAAATAAGCAACCACAAATACAGCCAATATCGACCACCCCACGATGTGATCGAGTTTATTCATAGCTTCAATTTTCTCCGGAGGAAGCTCGTTAAATTCCTGTTTGTAACCCCGGGGTTTGAAAGGCAGCCAAATGTATCGCCCGAATGGGATTATAGTTGGCTGCAGTTTATCTTGACAGTTGTAGGTCCAATCGTACCATGCAAGTGCGATATATGGGAACCAGAGCAGAAAAGCGAGGACCCATAGATTTTTAGGGGGAAGGTACCAGTACCCTCCAGCTAAAACTGCCGTGAAGATGATGCACTTTATGTTAAAACGAAAAGGACGTCCTGGTGAGAACTCACTTGCCATATATTATTAGTTACTATTAATTTCGATTCCAGGAACCTTGATAGTTCTTGGGACCGAAGTCCGCCCTGTCGGGCTATTTTTAATTTTAATATAAAATTGCTACTACGTACTTGGTCCGTTTAATTGGAGAAGGCGAGGCCACCCATACCAGACTGGATGCGCAGGATGTTGTAGTTGATGGCGAACATCTTCTGCAGAGGGGTGGTGTAGCCGCTCTTCATGTTGATAGCCACCTGGGCGTTATCAATACGAGAGAAGTTGCAGGTGCCGGTGGGCTGGTGCTCCTCTGGCTGCAGAGCGAAGGAGTAGGCGTAGATGCCGGGGTAGGGGACGCCGGTGTGGTACACGAATGGCTGATACTGGTTGAAGTACTTACCGGTCTGCTCCTTGAAGCGGTCCTGACCGTTGAGCACCAGCTTGAAGTTGTACAGGGGACCCACCTCCACAGCGGAGATGCCGGTGGCAATAGCGCCGGCAGCCACGTTGGAAGAACCCTCCTCGATCCAGTACAGGTTGGAGGTGTAGGCAGCTGCGGTCAGAGCGGTCGTGCCGTTTGCCAGGATGTTGGAGAACAGGCGTGGGCAAGCAGCTGCGTGGGGCAGCACACCTGGGGTGTACAGAGGGCTGGATGCGCAGGTCACGTTCACGTTGGCGCAAGAGGTGGAGAAGTTCCACATGCTGTTGAAGGCAGTGGCGGTGGTGTTGGTGTAGCACCAGATCAGCTCCTTCACTGGGTGGTTGAAGGACAGGCGGACGGTCTGGGCGCCGGGGTTGCCGCTGGCGGTGATGGAGTCACCACCGGTGTGCTGCACCTGCTCGATCAGGTACTCGTGACCCTTCTGGGCGAAGCGGCGACGCTCCTCAGTGTCCAGGTACACGTAGTTGGCCCACACCTCGAA